GTTTCCCAGTCACGATCGGCTGGCCTGAGTTAAATTATACTTAATTGTTTCCACCTTTTCCTCCGTTGGTGTCAGTGGGCACAGTTACATCAAGTGAGTAACTGTGCCCTGGCTGCCTCTACTCCCCAGCTTCTTGGGGAGCGGGAGGCTCGGCAGCCTTATTTTCAGCCTTTATTGGCTGTTCTTCTTGGACAGGAGCCTCCATCAGTCCAAGCTTAATCATTTTTTCATTGTTTTCTGGGTTTGTTGCAAACTCCAAAAACGTTCCAGCATTATTCTGGAACATTTCCCGCAATTCTGCGGGAAGATCAGCAAACGTTGCGTTTGCTTCATTAACGAGGTCTAACGCCTCTCTATACTCGTTGACTTCTGAATAGTCACCGTATTGGGCTACGCCCTTTTGTACATTTGCAATAAGACCAGTTTTGTCATATTGCTTAATAATATTACGCACATCCGCCTCATGAGCGAAGTGCTGTTGTGTTAGGCTTTCGCCTTTTGGTTTTATTTGGACGCGCTCACGCTCGCCATAACCTGTTTTAAATACTATTTTAGCCATTTTACCGTCCTAACTTATTTAATAAACTTTGAATTTCACTAGAGATAGCTTTTCCGGTTTCCCTTATTAGGATACCACCGCCAATTCCTTCTCTTTTAAAAATACTTCCCATTCCTTGAATTTCTGCAACCATTCTTTCTATTTTATTCATATTGCTTTGACTGATACCGTCTGGGAACCCTTTCAAAACCGTTTCCAACGGTACTTGTTCTCTTGCCGCTATCAACGATGCTACAACATTTTCTGCCGACATCGTACTAAACAACCGCGGCCACCGTTCATCGTGAACAACTCTTTGAATATTTGTATCTTGCAAAACCTTCTGGGTTTCTGCATTAATCTTAAACGATTTCTCGCGACTAACAGCCGCTTCCCAATTTGTCTTTCGCGTTTGCGCTCCACTTATATATTTTGTTTGCGCTTGCGCTTGCTTGGCACTACTTACTTTTCCATAGCCCTCTACCGCAGCAGCTCCAATATTGCTTGCTTGGTAAGAGGCTCCAGCTGGGGACGATGCCCCGCCAAGCTTTGCTGATAACATTGGATTTATACCAGCTCTTTTTAAATCTGACATTTGGCGTTGATGAGCCGTATTGCTCATTCTTTCTTGAAACGCCATTTGCCTTGCTGTTGAAGCCTTTGTTGATCTGTTGGCCAACATGCCGCCAACACCAGCTATTACTGCACCTGTTACCGGATCCATTATTTACACTCCGTTACTACGATGCCAAGATTGTCTGCAATACCACATATAACAGGCACCCAGTCATCATACCCATGAGACATAAGCCAAAGAACAAGCGAACCGACTGCCATAGGCAGCGCGATACGCTTAATAACACTAATAACGATATTCCACTTAATATCCATAACATACCTTAAAAATGATCGATGAGACCCGGCACACTATAGGTTGGCATTGGACGTGTACATTTCATATCGAAATACCAATCGAATAACAAATCAGGCTCTGTTGGTAATGCTACAACCCGATCAATTGGCGGGTTTTCCTCAATAAACGATGCATTGAGCACTGGCACGCTGCTAAAGTCTTGTGACAAATGCCATACGTCCAAACTACCTGAAGCGTTCGACCGCATTTTACCTGTAATCTGTGACGGCTTGTAACGATATTCCGCATAACGCTCTTGATATCCAAATACATCCTGATCCGCACTTGTTCCTTGTGTGTAAATTTCTTCGTTAAGAACTGCTTGTTCTCCAAGATGTGCAAGCGCTGGCCAATAAAAATCCCAGCGATCGCGCCGCGACCACATCCTATTCATACCTTGTTGATATGTTAAATCTGCAAATACACATGCCATGCCGATGATTACGCCATGCTCTACAAATGATTTGCTAAATCCGTGTCCTTGTACTCCAACTGTTCCCATCGCTGACAAATTACCTTGTGGCGATGTTGCATCAGTTGATGATGTTTGTGGAATTGGTTGCATTGATACCGGTGTTTTACCACCGCCCAAATATTCTGGGCGTTGCAACCGTGCATCTGGTGATGTAACACCAAAATGCGACTGCAATATCTCTGTGTAACGTGTACCGCCTCGCGCGTCGCGCTCATACAACCGCTGGATCTGAAATGCTTCGCGCAACTGATTAATTGTTGCTGCTGTTGCATCGGCCAAATCTGCATAAATTTGATCCCCTGCAACAATAGTTGATCCACCGTCGTTCCGCAAATAAACGCGACTCGACGGTGTTGCATTTGCATCGACATCCAATGGCATATATCCGTCGACATTATCTGCCACAACTGGTGCCACTGTTCCCAGCGGCAACGTCACTGCGTCACCTTTTTGCGGCCAAGGTAAACATGACGTAAAATAATCATGCCGCTTTCCACGCTTTAATAACGTATAATCACTAATATTATCAGGGCCGTCGCCCTTATCGACTGTTACTGAGTCCTGAAGGTTTTCATCACGAAACCATTCATTATAACAAAGATTATATGCACGACCATGGAGGTTATTGAACGCGATACCGTTAACACCTGTTGGCAAACCCATATAATCATACAGGCTATCGCCTGCAATACTTACCCCTGACCCCAGCGTAAGCTGTGGAACCAAATAGCTTGTGCTATCGCCCGGATTGTCCTGAGCACCATTAAACTTTTCCCAATTGTCCCAAATCAATCTGTTTGGAACAAAGAAAAAGAATGTTTCTACATATAAATTATCCATAACTGGATAAATTGGAGTAGCTAGACGACCAAATCCATGCGCTTTTAGATTAAACGAATCGCCTGGAACTACTTCATCGACGAATATCGGTACTAAATACCCTGCGTCGAATGTTGTTTTTAATCCATGTGACCGATTAAATGTTGAACGCTGAATATCAGCTTGTGGCACTCGCGAAAACTCGTGCTTCATTACTGTTGGCAAATTGCCCATACGACCGCCTAGCATTATCTTATTCTCCGACTAGATTTTCAATTTCTTGGAGTTTCTCAGGCATATGCCCTATGATAACTCCGCTAACATCGTCAAACTCACCTAACTTATGCAAACTAAAATCCGATGGATGTTTTGCAAAAGCATGATCTGGTGAATTGACTACCAAATCTTGAATTGCTCGAATTGCTGTTCCGTCTTTGATTTCCAAAAACGGAGCTGAGAACAATTCGGCTTTCCTATCATATACTGCATAATATACTTTTTTCATTGATACCTCCAATTTTGTTAAAAAAACGCTAAACGTTTCTTATTAATCTTTCAAGCTTTTTTATTTTAACTTCTTCTTCCACCCAAAGTCTGTCCATTTCTTCCCCATAATTAATTATGGGTTCATCCGCGTTTTCAACGCGTCTTTCTTTTATTTTTGCGAAAAATCCTTCTTCGCACAACTTGTCGTAATACCTTGGTGGTCTTACTTTATACCCATTTATAACGATATAATCGTGTTTATGGCAATCATGGTATCCATAGGTTTGATACCATTCATATCCGATGCCCGGCATCCGCGACATCGTACAATATTCCGGCTTTATCTCATTTATTATTTCGCCGGTTTCGAGATCTACCTCTCGATAATGTGACGCTGCTGCGTCACCTGTTACTTTTTTCATTACATATCTGGCACAATATGCTGCTGTATCGAAGCTAACCGCTCCGATCGTATGGAAACCATACGGCCATAGCTCCGCTAATTCTTGACTTACAAATAACTTAAAGTCGCCTTTATTTGACCACAATTTTTTATCTTTGAAATCATGCCCGAATAATAATGCATGATAATGTGGTCTTTTATTTTGATCCCCATATTCCCCACAATGAAAAAACCTTATTTTGTGGGGATACTTTTTCCGGAGGCGTTTCATAAACCGTTGGAACTCTGTATTATCTAAACTTTCCGGATTTTTACGTTTTGCAATGTGTTCATTGTCAAACGTTAACGTTATGAAACAATTATCCTCGTGCATCTGAGCCTCATGAACGCACCTAATAGCCCATTGGCGACTGTAGTCTAACCTGCAACCGATACATTGGCCGCAGGGTAAATTAAAGCCCCTCGCAAATGCGAAGGGCTTATCAAATACTACTTTTCCATCGCATTTATAGGCTACCAGAGGATGATAGCATGGCATTTATAGTCTAATGCCGCCGCGCATTGGTTTTGTGAAATTTTTACCTTTCACTTTCATAGCACCCTTTGTGAACTGTTTACGGCTACTTTTACCGCTCATTTTTTTGCGATACTTCATCATCTTTCCTTTCAAATAAATTTAACCATACTTCGCCGTTTTTATCTGCAATCGGCAACACATCTAACTTGATCCAAAAATTACGGTCGCTTTTTTGTGCTATCCCTATTTTGATCCACTGTGTTTTTTCGTCTTAGATCGTGACTGGGAAAC